TTGCTGGATGCCCGCGAAGGCGGCACCCGCATCCAAGTCCCTGAGTTCAATCCAGTATCTCCAACTGAGGAGATCATGGATGGTACAGCTACGTGGGGCACAAGCACCGCTGGCTACCTAACTCCACAGAAGATTGGCACCGGCACCCAGATCGCTTCCATCTGCCACCGCGGTTTCGCGTATGCAGTGGACGACGTTGCAATGTTGGCAGCGGGCGAAGACCCAATGCTTCACATCCGCAACCAGCTTGCCGATGCAATCAACAAGCTGAACAGCGCACGCCTGTTCTCCCAGCTTGCTGGTTTGTTTGGCACAGCATTGTCTGCCCATTCTTTGGACAAGGCAGTTGCTGCAACCTCAGGACAAGGCGAAGCCAACTTCCTGACCGCAGCCAATTTGGCTGAGGCCCGCGCTGCTCTTGGCGAGCGTGGCGATGAGCTGGACACCTTGATTGTCCACCCATCCGTTGGTTTCTACCTGTATCAGGTTGGCCTTCTTACCTTCAGCACCTCTGCACTGGCCGCTTCTGGCGCAGTGACCTGGGGCGGTGGCGGCGTCGGCGTTGGAGCCCGCTCCATCGGCGAATTTGCTGGCTGTAACGTGATCATGGACCCACAGGTCAACACTGTGATCCCTGGCACGGCAACCCACGTCAAGGAGTTCCGCTGCTACCTGATGAAGGGTGGTTCAGTTCTGGAAGGCGTCCAGCAGGATCTGCGCATTGAAGCAGACCGCAACGTGCTCTCGAAGCAAGACGTGCTTTCTGTGGACTACCACACCGCCTATCACGTGATGGGCACCAAGTGGACCAGTGCTGGTGACAACCCCACCAATGGCACTCTGGCCACTGCTGGCAACTGGTCAGCCACCTACGACATCGACCTGATCCCAATGGTCGAGCTGATCGTCAACAGCCCACTGGACACCAGTGCAATCGCCTGATACGTCCAGCAAAAGCTGATATTGCCCCGCTTCGGCGGGGTTTTTTATTGGGCTAAAATCAGAGAAAGTATTCCTGCAGTCTTGTGGCCGCAACAATCGATGCCACATTAAAGGGCGAAAACGCCAACAGCTTTGTAACGCTGGCGGAAGCAAACGCCTATTTCGAGACCGTTCCAAGTTCTTCCACCTGGGACGACAAAACTGACGACCAAAAGAACCGCGCCATCATCAGCGCAACCCGCTGGATCGACGTACTTAACTTTTACGGCGACCGTTGCAGTAACGGCCAAGCCCTGAGCTGGCCGCGCAACAACTACCACGTTGACCGTGTGGAACTTACATGTTCCGTCATCCCAGCCGACATCAAATACGCCACCTACGAGCTGGCGCGTGCGTTAGCAAACGATACCGATGCGGTCACCGGTAACACCGGAACCGAAGGTTTGTATGAAGAAGTCGAGCTAGGCGAACTAAAGGTGAAGTACAACACGGATAGCCAGGCAACTGGATCTGTGAACAACATTTTTGATGTCTACCCGTGGTTACAGTCTTACCTTGGAGCCTTCACCTTGGGCGGTTCTGGGGGTTATCAAGTGCGCGTTGTTAGAGGATGAAATGTCAAAAATAGACGACACCTTTTCACCAATTCCGGCCCAGATCTTTAACGACTGGGGCCAGGACATCACGTACATCAAGACCACTACACCCCGCGCCTACGACCCAACCACAGGAGCTGTGACTGGAGCGGATACCAATGTCACGGTAAAGGGCATCATCAGCCGCCTTACCCCGCGCGAATCCGAGGGCTTGTATCAAAGCACGGACGTAAAGATTTTGATTGGTACGGCAGAACTTGGCGATTATTATCCAACAGAAGCCGACCGTGTGCAGTATCCGCAGGCAGGCGAAACCCGCGAAGCTAAGATCATCAACATTTTGACCTATCGTGGTGACAATCCCATATACCACACCCTGATCGTGAGGCCACAGTAATGGCTAAGAACGGTCTATTTAAGCTTTTAAAAGAACTGGACCGGGTAGCTGCGACTACGGTATTTAACGGCCCAAAAGCTGCCGCAGAACGCACAGTCCGTGAATTACAGCAGGAGGGTCCAAGCTGGAGTGGTAAATTTTCAAACTCTTGGCAGATTGAAAGTCCCGTGGGCGGTATAGGTAGTTCTAAAGGTGATGGCCAGCCGGGCGAACCAAGGCCCATTTTTACGCCTGCTGTAACAGGCCCCCAAGTAGCAAAAAGTGTGCTTACAAAGGACAAAGTTGTTTTTACCATTTCAAACTTTGCAGAATACGCAGCTGAGGCCACGGATTTAGTTGAAAGTGCTTTTATCCGGCCTCCAGGTCAACCTTTCCCACAAACTCAACTAGGTCGAAATAAATTTCGTGAAGGTGATGGTGGCCGTCAACAGCCGTCCTACCGAGGCTATGTCGGTGGGGGTAACCCAGACAGTGAGTCCAGCGCCACTGCTGATCTTGACTGGTTCGCTAGTTATGTAGAAGGGGGCAAACTGGATCGCGCCGTCAAAATTGAAATGGATGACCTGTTTAAAGGACTGCAATGAACTACCAAGCGATTCGGGCATCAATGGAGAACCCGCTACTGACGGCGTTTAACAACTTGTCCCCTGCAGTACCAGTGTATTTCGACAACATCACTGCCGTACCACCAAATACAACCACCGAGTATGTCCGCGTCAACATCACGTTTGGTCTAACCAACGAACCAACACTGACCTCCAGCGTGGACAACGCCCGTGGTGCGTTAGTAATCCGCTTGTTCACAGAAAAGGGCCGTGGTCCTGCTCGTAATCAAGAGCTAGTTACAACGGCAGTAAATGTACTAGAGACACTTAATAACACGTCTAAAACTACTACAGGTGTGTTTGTTAAATTGGGAGAAATAAACGGTCCTACATTTTCAGCGACTGATGAATCCCCGCACTTTGTAGGTCGTATTGATACAGGCTATGTAGCAACTGTGCTGACTTAAATAGTCGCTAACCTGTAGGTAGCCGGGCAGTGCCCGCGGAGACCCTTATTCCCTGGTACGCCCAATGGCAACCACCGTTCTTTCCGGCACTTCAGGTGCCCTCTACTACAAGCCCGCTGGAACAACCAGCAGTTTTGCCGAGTCTAACGTCGATACTGGCGCAGACACCATTACTGTTGGAACCTACTTGAACTTGAAAGTAGGCGATCCAGTGCAGTTTAGTGTGATCAACACTCAAACTGGCGGCGCAGGCACAGGCACACTTCCCGCAGGACTCAGCCTTTCGACCACCTACTACGTTATTGCTTATACCGCCAGCACCGGAGTGCTGCAGGTGTCTGCCACCCTGGGTGGAGCGACAATCACCATCACCGATGACGGCACAGCTGTTAGCCCTAACGCTTTCCAAGTTGCCTACGCCGCATTTGCAGTAGTCGGACAGGTCCGCGACTGGAGCTTTGAGATCAACCGTGCTGAAATCGATGTAACCACCATCGGTCAAACCCCTGGTCAGTACGTTCCATTCCGCAGCTACATCTCCGGTTTCGGCGATGGTACGGGCAGCGCAACGGTCTACATGACCGACGAAGACGCTTCCCTCAGCAACCGCATGATCGAGGACGTGCTTCAGCGCAACCAAACTGGTGCTGCCTTCAAGCTTTACACCGACCAAGTGTTCAGCAGCGGTTCAGTGAACGAAGCCGAAAGCCGTTCCATCGAGTTTGAAGCAGTGCTGACTTCTGCCAGCATGAACGTCACTCCCGACGACGCACAGTCTGTAAGCGTAAGCTTCCGTCCATCTGGCACCCCAAGCTTCGACTTCAGCCAGACCTGATAAAGTGCTACTTAAGGCACTACTTAATAATTATTAAGTAAGCACCCAGCCCCGGTAATACCGGGGTTTTTTATTGCGCTACGCTATAGTTAATTTATAGTCAAGTACAAATCATGCCCGCTGGATCGAATCGTGCCATTGATCGGTTGCGTAAAGCAGCAAATCTCCAGCCGAGCAAGCGCAAGGTTAAATTGTCTGACGGCACCACATTTGAAATGTGGATCAGCCCTTTAACCATGGCGGAACGCGAACGCGCTCAAAAGCAAGCCAAGTCTGACGACGCTGGAGCGTTTGCACTGCAGCTGCTAATCGGCAAAGCACAGGACGAAAACGGCGCCAAGCTTTTCTCTGCCGGTGAAATCGATATTTTAAAAAACGAAGTCAAGGACAGCGATCTGCAGTCTTTGATGTTGGCCATCCTTAGCGACGAAGACGAAGAGCCAATGGACCCAAAATCCTAGTTGCGGAACTTCGTAAAGACAACTGGCTCATGCTGCAGTTCGGCGTTGCCAAGGAGCTTGGCATGAGCTTGACCGAAGTCCGCACCACGATGACACCAGAGGAGCTAATGGGCTGGAGCGCCTACTTCCAGATCCTTAACGAGGACCAGGAAAAACAAATGGAAAAAGCCCGCCGCCGAAGGTAACCTATTCTGCGCCTAGAATAGAAGACGACGTACCAGCTGTGGATCGTGGCATACAGAGCTGAAATTCAGATAGGCGTAAAAGGTGTAGAAGAGCTTACCAAGCTCCAAAAAAGGCTTGAAGGAACTAACTTTAAGATAGATGAAATCAATAAAAAGCAATCGACCACTTTTGGTGGTCTAGCCCAAAGCATACAGAATTATGCACAGCAGTTAAATTTAGCTGAGAAAGCTTTAAGTAAAGTTGCGGCAGCTACTCCACAGGAAACTAGAGCAGTAAACAACTACGTTACTGCCTTAGGTAATGCCAACGCAGCTAGAGAAAGACAGAACAAACTTATTGAGCAAGAAATTGCAAATCGTACAGCAGCCACAGCAGCATTAAAGGCGTATAACGCCGCAGCGGCTGCCCCCACACAGCGAGGCGCTGCCACCACAATGTCAGGCGGCTATTTGCGCGGTGCCTTTAGGGGCGGTTCGCAGTACCCAGGCCCTATAGGGCCAGGTGCAGCTTCTAGTACAGCTTTATCTTCTGCTTTACCGGCTAGATCAGCACGTACCACCCAGTACCTAAGTCCTATTGGGCCTATTTCTCCTCAAGAGCGCACTGGACGCGCAGAACAGCTTGCAAGGGAGGCTGCACTAAAAAGCCAAGCTAACCAAAAAGAATTTGCAGCACAAAAAGCATTTCAAACCAAACTGTTTAATATTGAAAAACAATTTGAAAACAGTCTAATACGACAGCGTGTAGAGGCGGACAACGCCGAGTTTGATAGATTATTAAAACGGCTTGACGTAGAAAAAAGCAAAAGAAATGAAATAAATACCTTAACAGAAAAATCTAATAAAAAACAACTTGAAGACTTTGATCGACGTTTAAGAGAAACGGGCACTCTGCGGGGCCAGACCAGCCCGATTGGCGGAGCAGTAGGCATCCCAGGCAGTCCTGCCGCTAAACAGCGCACAGCCCGAAATAAAAAATTACAGGGTGCCGCAAGCAACGCAATCATCGGTGGTGCGTTCCCGCTGCTTTTCGGCCAAGGAGTCGGTGCCTCAGTAGGCGGTGCTGCTGGCGGCGCGTTAGGCGGACTTGCAGGAGGTCAATTTGGCTTTGGACTGTCGCTAGTAGGCACTGCGGTTGGAACGGCAGTTGATACCTTAATTGCTAAAGCCGGAGACCTTGGCAAAGCTTTAAACCCGCTAACTGCAGACATTGGTGCTTTAGCAGATGCCGCCGGACTCGCTGGTACAGAGAACGGAAAGCTAATTAAATCGCTGGAATCCTTTGTTGGGTCTGAAAAAGCTTTACAGCTGGCGTCTCAACAGCTAGCTGTAATTGTGGGCGAAGACGGTGTGCAGGCTTTAAAGGAGTATGGAGACGCAAACACTAACTTGTCAAATCAGCTTAGTAAAGCTTTCACAGATTTATCTGCATCTATTGCACCGTTTTTAAGCCAAATTACAGGGGCAATTGCACAGAGAGTTGAAACTACACGACTTGTAAAACGTGGGGTTAATGAATTTAGTGCTGACCCAGCTATAAAGAAAGCTCAAGACGAATTTTTACGACGTAAGATTAGCGAATTTGAGCTTGAGCAAAAAATAGCTGATGTTGTGCGACAAAAAGAAGCAGCTTTGCAAAAAGCTGCAGATTCTCAACTACAGGCTACATCAGGTAGCCGTATTGGCCTTCAAATTGCTGAACAAGAGTTTATTATTGAGCAAGCAAGAGGCAATCTTTTAGATGCAAGAGTACAAAAAAGTGAAAAGGAAATAATACTTTTAAAAGCCTCAGAAGAAGCACAAGCTATTATTAGCCAAGAGGACAAAAAACAGCTAACATCTGCTCAAGCACAGCTTAAATTCGAAGAATTAAATGTAAAAACTACTACTTTAAAATTACAACTAGAAAACGCTATAACTAAAGCTAAAGAAGATCAAATAAAGCAGCTAGAACGCGAAAACCAAGCTGCAAAACGTGCGGCAGCCGCAGAAGCAAAAAGAGCTCAGCGTGAATTAGAAGCACGAACCAGAGGTATTAGTTCGGCTAAAGTAGGAAGTATACAAGCTTTAATTGCAGGCAGTAGTGCTGGGCTACAAAGCACCCGTGTATTTGAAGGAGAAAAAGCGTTCTTAGACGAAAGTGAAAAAGCCCTTGAATACGAAGTTAGGCTCAAAACCCGTATATTAGATATTCAGTACAAGCAGCGAGCTTCACAAGCAAAATCCCAGGAGGAAGCAGAGCAACTGTTTAACACATATAATACACAATACGACACTATTGAGCGTATATATTTTACTCAGTTACAACAAATACGACAGCAAAAAGAGCAGCTTAGGGTACAAAAAGAAATTAACGCTTTACAGCAAGCAGAAGAAACCGCCGGTATCACGCGGGGCTTTACTCGCAATATTGCGGACGTGGAACGTAGGATTGCCTCGCCATTTGGAGGCGACGATTCAGACATGTTAAATCTTAGAATCGAACAACTTCGTCGAACAGAAGACGTATACAGAGACATAGACACTCAGGTAAGTATTTTAAACAAACAATTAGAAGCAGACCCCAGCAATGAAATTATTGCGGACAACATAAAAGGTCTAGAAGAACGTAGACAAAAACTTGAGGCGCTTTTACCGGTTTTAGACCAAGTAGAGCAGGCGGAATTGCGCCAGAACCAGTTGATGGAGAAGTACGGCTTTATTGCAAACGAAGCCGCTACTGCAATGTCATCTGCTGTGCAGTCGATTGTTACGGGCACTGGTTCGGTAGAGGAAGCCTTTAGCGACATGTTTGCCAATATCGGAAAAGCCTTTATTGATATGGCGACTCAGATTATTGCCAAGGCGTTGGTCATGAAGGCGCTAAACATACTTGGAAGCGCCTTTGGCGGCGGACTGGGGAGCGTTGATGCTGGCGCTGGAACTTCCAATCTGTTTGGCAATTCAATTAGCGATTTTGGTGGCGGTTCTTTTGGTGGTTTCATGGCCAACGGCGGCCCAGTAAATGCAAACACGCCCTACATCGTGGGCGAAAGTGGGCCTGAGTTGATGATTCCATCCACCAGCGGCATGGTGCTGTCTAACAGCGAAACCCGTCAGCAGCTAACGCAACAAGGTTCTGCAATGCGTAGCACCGAGGCTACCCGTCAGCAGCTGAACACGCAGCGAAACACAATGATCACCAACAGCACCCGCGAAACAGAACGCATGACCGAAATGATGCTGTCTAATCCAGATCCAATTGATGTAAGGTATGAATCAACGGTAATCAATAATGTTGAATACGTTACGGCAGAACAGCATCGTCAGGGCATGGCGCAGGCTGCTGAACGCGGCAGATCACTGACACTCTCGGCGCTGCAGGGTAGTGTTAAAACAAGAAAAAAGGTAGGACTTAGCTAATGAGCGCATTTGCCTTCGTCAACTATGCACGGTTTATGC